GCCTGTCTCGACACTCAATACAACTCGACCCATGAAATAATTGCCGTTTTGAGTGTTACTTGTGAACCTCAAACGCATCTCACGGCGCTGTTCCTTCATGTCGATTTTAAGGGTTGTTGGGTCAAATGTATAAGGGCTCGAAGTTTGGTCTGTATCGTCCGCATAGCCCTTACCAGTGACCGTCAAGCTCATCTGTCCAGACTGAACAAAGTCAGGTTCAACGCGCTCTAAACGAGTCCAGAGGTTATCTCCACCAGAAGGTGCTCCAACCAATCCTGCACCAGTTCCCAAAACATTGGTTTCAAAATAAGAATTAATGGCATTGACGTTGTTCAAATAGACTTGATCGGTTCCAACTTCGTGGTTCCAAAGCGTATAAGTTCCTACTGAATTGGCCACATTACCCGCCCAAATTGGCTTTCTGTACACTTCAGAGAACACGCCCGCAGAACGATTGGCACCATCTGCCAATCCTGCGTCGTACCAACATTTTTCACGGACGTTATAAATAATGGCGTCGTTACATTCGGTTGATGTACCGCGTGGATAGAAAAACCAAATTTCTCCCCAACGAGGAATCTTTGTAGCCCATACTTTTTGTCTTTGATTGATATTGATGTTGTCAAAGAAATAGTTGGTGTTTTGCGTATTAGGCACTTCAGATACAACACCGTTGTACATCAAGAATCTATCAACGCCCACCCAATAGATAATGCCGTCATACTCAATCACACATTGGCTTGACATGATTGAAGACTGTTGAGTAATCAAGTCATAGCGCCAATAAAGAGTCGATGTACCAACGGTTTGAGGAGAATAAGTCACCCTTACAACAGAATCAGTTGTCCAAAACAGTCCGCTAGGAGATGTTGTTCCACCTCGTAGAGCCATGCCTTTAACGACCTTTGTAGAAGATACGTTATTGGCGTTGGCGTCTGCTGACGTCCAATTGTTAAAGTCGCCCGCTGAACAGTTTTGGATCAACCCATAATTTCCATACACAAAAAGGTATGGATAAAGCATTACAACACCGCCACTTACAGCAATGTTGTTATCAAAGGTCAATGTCACTGTGCCAGAGGCAGTGGCGTTGTTGTTTAATGTAACCGTCCAAACTGCACCCGTTGTGGTGGCTGAAACAATCTTAGTGTTAGCAGGAATACCCGTTCCATAGACTGATACACCCGCGCCCATAGCTATGTTTGTAGTTGCAAAAGTAACGGTAGGGCTTCCGTTTGTTGTTGTTCCCGATGCTGTAAATACGCCTACAGGTGTCAAACTTGTACCTGTAAAAGTACCAATCAATGGCCTAACATTGGTTTGGCTGTCGATGTACTGCAGGTTGTCGCCAGGGTGCGCAATCAAATTATTATTGCCCGTCCCAAACGGATCAAAACCCGTATCAAACTGCCACAACGCATTCGTATCTGCCACATAGTAGTTGCTTGATGGAGCTAGATTCAGTCCATCATATGTGACCGATGTAATCGTTCCAACAAATAAAGTTGTTGGTGACCCGCCACCTAGACTTGATGTTGCAAAAGTAAATGTATCCCCGTAGCCATATCCAGAACCGCTTGCAGTGACAGATAAAGAGCTGACTGCTCCACCAGATATGGTGACAGAGATTGTTGCACCAGTTCCATTTCCGCTACCTGTAATTGGCGTTAGATTTGTATATGTACCGTTTGTGTAACCCGCGCCTGCAGTTGTGTTTCCTACAGTTGTAATGCTTCCAATTACAAATACTTGCTGTGGGCCAGACCCAATAGCATCACTGTTACCAATAGTCCATTGTTGGATGCTATTGTTAAATCCAGAAACTACCCATGTTTGTCCGCTTTGGGACTGCATGATCATGCCACGGCTGATACTAGGAGCATTTAAAAAAGCGCCTTCATAACCACCCATTTTTCTGGGCCGACCATACTGAAATCGGCACCATTGACCATCTACATAAGAGGGTGCAGAAAAAACAGTTCCATCCCTTTGGATGCCTGAACCCGCCTGAAGAACAGCAACTTTTACAGTCATTAGAATGTCCCGCCTTGAATACCAACAGGCAACAACAATCCGCTAGAAGTCAATGTTCCTGCGCTAGATCCACCAATCGCAAATCCCAATTGACCTGATGCGGCAAGATATAAACCAGTTGTTGTATCACCACTAAAATTTAATGAAGGTGCCGCCGAAGACCCATTACCTAAAGTCAAGTTACTGGTAAAGCTTGTAGTTGCTGATGTAGTTGTGAATACGTTTGTTCCATCACATACCAAAAGAACAGCTTGTCCTTGTCCCAAAGTAAAGGTTGTTCCGCCTGAAACTCCAGTAGAGAAAGTCAATGTATATGAGCCAGTAGTTGTATTTCTGATTGAATACAGTTGTACTGTTTGAGGCAAAATGACCGTGGTGTTCTGAGAAAGAATACCCGCATATTGTTGGATGACGTTCTTACCTTGAGCGGCAGTCAAAGTAACTGTTGCGGCGGCGCCAGTTAGACTCAAATACAATTGCGTATAGTTGAATACGTTTGTTTGAGCCAAAGCATATGTATACCAATTAGTTCCATTAGATACAAAAACACTTGAGTTAGCTATTTGAATTTGAACAGTTGAGCTTGTTGTATCAATTGTGCTTGAACCTTGGGCTGTCACGTTCAATATACCTGACCCATCATTTTTAATGATTACATACCAACCAGATGGAACACTAGCTACAGTAGGTAAGGTCATTGTGCCTGCGCCACCTGTCCATACAAACAATTGTGATCCATCTGTTGAGTTGAAGGTGTAGGCAGAAGAAACCAACGCAACTTGCGTATTGGTGTTCAAAGTAGTATTCAGTGGCAACAAACCAAGTCCCGCCAAAGCGGCGGCACTGGCGGCTGAAGTACCAACACCCAAAGCAACAGTAGACCATGTACCTTGAACAGTTGAATTGTCAATTAGGTAAATGTAATAAGTGTTGACTGTTGCAGTTGTAGGCGCGGTAGGAACCGTTTGAATTGTGTTGTACGTTAAATTGGCATTCTGAGAAACAACCGTAAATGCATTGGTTGAACCAATGTTTCTGATGATGAATGCTTGACCTACTGATACTTGCGTTGCAGGAGGTAAAACAACATACGCAGGGCTTACGTTAGCTGTGGCTTCAATGATGTTGGCAACAACAGAAGTCGTATTTCCATTGACAGGCCATTGAAGCGCTGTGTATGTGGTTGTGAGCGTTAGATTTTCATAACCCACTTGTGATGGGTTAATCGTCTGTCCTGTGTATGGTGAAACGTATGAGGTCATGATTAGCTATCTATTGCAACAGATTGACGATCACCAAGACGTGAAGTGTCTTCAGTCTTGAGTGACTGAATAGCCTCGGTGTACTTTTGTTGGAAAATTTGCCGTTGATCGTTCTTTAAGAAAGGCATTGCTTGCAAAAGAGTGCCAAACAACATGGCCGTTGGAGCATTCTGAGTCAGCCAATTGGTTTGATTGTCAGAACTCAAAGGCTGAATGCGCTCGTAGTACAGTACTTCTAAGGTATACGCTTGATCTGGTGTTGGAGCCAAATACCAGTGATCCCAATTGGTATCAGCATAATAAACGGGCGCCGCAGTAAGCGTGTTATTTGGCCAGTAATTGGTCAAATATTCGTACTTACGAAGCAAAATTGGAGTTCGTACACCACTGCTATTGGTGTAGTTCATGGAAACGGTTTTACGCCATCTAGAAGGCTTTTGAAGCACTGGATTGCCTGCAATGGTCGTTGACTCAACGATTTGCATTTGGCCCAAGGTTTTAATCTCTTGGGCAATCTCAAATTCAGCAAGGGTGATAAAAGTAGGGATGGCATTAATCGTCGCCTGATCAGACCGCTCCAAGTATTGAAGAACGATTGCATTCAGCGAGTCATAGGTCATTACCCAAGAGGGCGTGTAAGTAGCCATATTTCTCCCATTGTTTTAGCTATTTTCCCACCGTCGTCAATCCTTTACAAGGGCACTTTTAGGCGCTCAAAACGGCAAGCGCTTTGGCAGTCAAATCTTTGCGTTCTTCAAGTCCAAATAGCCCCCCATTGATACGCCTACAAAGCGCTTGTTCATCCCCTGATTCCGCTATTTGATTACATCCATGCGTAGCCCAGAACCATCCACCGCTCATGGCGGCGTACATAGGTGTTTTTACCAAGTCTGGATTCTTTACAAAATCCTGACCAAGTGCTTGCCCACAATGCCAGTAGTTATCGTGAAAGGTAAGCTGAATCGTCCCTCTTCCTCTGTACAAAAACCCGTCCCCACTTGCTTCATTCCTGTTCCCTCCCCGATTGGCGTAAATCCTGTTGGCAATCTTTTGAGGTTGATGGGCAAAAACGGCATACTCTTCTGGCTTGAAGTGAGTATGGAAGAGGGCTTGAAGGGTTTCGGCTCTATAGTTAAGATTTTCTTCCAATGTACGGAAGTGGTTGCACTCGTGTGAAAGCTGTCCGATAAAGGCGGCCTGCTCTTTGACGGTAAAAATGCTGAACTTTTGGATAGTTGCATTCAGTGGTTCCACCCATTCTGGCCCTATTCCAAGAGCGTGTAATTTCTCAGCCGTTATCATAGTTGAACCAGAATAAGAGTAAGAACGAGAACGATACAGCACATAAGTACAAGAGTAAATTTATCATTCATTTGACTCCCTCATTAACAGTTTTCATTACGGTTTCGTATTGGGCGATGCAAGAGTTGAGACTGACGATGGCGCTGTCTCCGTCTGAGGCGATTTGGACAATATCTTTAATAGTCTGTCGGTCAGATTCGGCTCCACTGGCTCCATTCCCAGAGGTGGAACCTGAATCGGCTTGTACACCACAGGTGGAGGGGAGGCGCAACTCGCCAGAGTCAATCCGAGCATTAATACTAGACTGCTTTGCTTTAATGTCATTTTTAGCCTGCTTCAGTTGGGTGGTTGCTCTTGCGAGCTTTTGTCCGAGCTCGACTTCTTTGGCGCGAGCTTCGCCATTAAGTCGTTCAATTTCTGCTTTATCTTCTGCAACCCGTCTTTCATAACCTCGGTGATCAGCAACATAATAGCCTCCTATAACAACTAACGACAATCCCACAACCTTCATTACAAAGGCATGGGGCTTTAACATAGGGATAAACCCTACCAAATAACTCAATACATAACCTACTGCGCCAACTACTAGCGCAATAACAGCAATCCAATAAAACAAGTCATCAAAAAACCACGACAACCAGCTCATAGCCCAGCCCTTGCTTGCGCCATTCTCTCACGTTCATGGTCGGCTTCCAAGGTAGGAGGACTCATTGGTGGGGGAGGGGGCGTCCAGTTTGGAGCTGGGGCAGTCATGATGATTGGTGCGGGAGGTGGGGGTGGAGGAGCCACATACGCATCCTTGTTAGCTTTGGCTGCATTCATCATATTCGTGGCTTCATTGGTCAAACCCTTGGTCAAGATACCGCCTATCCCGCCCACGATCAGTAACAC